GCCGTCACGGTTGCCATATGTACCAAGTTTCTTATTAAGTTTGTTCGCATTGACTCGTATTGCTAAACCTTTTGGTGTTTTGTTGTATTTAGCCTGCTGCTTGCGACGCTTGGCCGCAGCTTTAGGATTTTTCTTGTAATAGCTAGAAGTTTTTGCCATAGACTTTTCTCTTGACTAAAGATGGATCTACAGTTGGTATGATCTTATTGAGTTTGTCCAAGGGACTACCCTCGTAAGCGACACCTGTAATGTCATTGGTTTTTAGCCAATCACAAGCTGCCTTTAGATCTTGTACTGTTGCTTCTCCACTCTTAATTCTGCGTAGAAAGTCCTCTGTAACAAGGTAGTGTAGCTCGTTAAAACTCTCTTCTGTTGCTTTTTTGGGTATAACCCTTGGATTCTCCATTATTCTTCTGGTAATAAATTCTTTCTGACAAGAGCTGTTAGCTTGTCATCTATTGTGTTATCAGTTGTTTTGCTGTATGCTTCTAGTACTTTTACTACAAACTCTTTTACAGCTTTACTGCTTAATAGCTTGAGCAGTAATGGTTTAATTAATGCAATCATAGTGATGGTGTGTTAAGGTCTGCTTCATCTTTTACAAAACGTCCGGCTTCGTCACGCTTTGCTTTTGTTTTTTTCTTTGGTTTCTTTTTTTCAGCAGCTACCTGTGCTGCAATCTGTCTTGATAGTGTGCTCATTAGAAAAACTTAAATTTGTTTTTATCTGGTTTAGGTGGCTTGACTTTAACGATAGGTACTATATCCTGACACATCTTTGCATTTGGTGTGTTAGGTCTATATGTAAAACCTTTTTTCATTAAGTCTGCACATTTGTGTGCCCGGGTAATTTCATACTCGAGCTTCATTTTTTCTTCGTATCTAGTTGCCATCTCTTTACACTGTTTATATCCTGACTTATCTAGTGGAACCATAAAGTTAATTTGGAATCCCCAGTTTTCTGCTATAGTATAGCTACTAGGCTGCATTAACTCATCAAACGGTTTGCTGTGATTACCCATATAAAAAGGGCTAAAGGTCATAGTAGTCCCATTGCATTGTATGTTTGGGCCATATATTTGACGTGACGACGCACCGTTATTTTGAAACTGTACAGCTTGGTTAGTCACGTTACCGGTAGCAGCAGCCACAGGATTACTAACGTTAGTGTCCTCTCCATCAGCAAATACAGGTGTACCTATTGTGCAAAGATAGAGTAAGAGTTGGTAGTAGATTCTGTTTCTATTGTTCTGTCTATTGTTATTGTTTCTATTGTCCCTGCTTCTCTCGTTGTGATCTGTAGATCCCATTCTGTTGCACCTGTTACGACTGAATATGTGCCGTTTTCTGCACCAATCGTAGAACTGGGTACAACGTTTGTACCAGACCAAGTTTTTACCTCGGCTCCTAGTACATCGTGTTCTATTGTTTCTGTTATAGTTTGTGATGTTGTCGTCGTTGACTGCATCGACCCTGTTGTAAACTGGGGCGTGACAGTGTTTGCTCTTGCAACTGCGGGTGACAACAGGCTTAAGAGTATTATCCATTTAGTCATGTCTTTGGTTTTGTCTCTTTGTCTTTTTTGCCATTGCCTGTGGATAAGCCAAAGGTGGCGAGTGCTCCAGTAAATATTGAAGCTGGGAATGTGATATCCCCACCGGGACTCTTTTTAACCATGGGTAGTTCGACATAATTAAGGGTTATGATAAACCCAGACCAGATAACGACACCAAGACGAACCATCGCCCCCAGTACCACCATCTGTTCTTCATGATCGTCTATTCCTTCTTTGATTCTTTTGAAGAGTCCTTTTTGTTCTTCCGGTTTTTTCTCCATGTGGTGATTTTATCTTGTAGGAATTTCTGAATCTTTTTACGTATCCATTCGATTATAGGCTGCGATAACGTTGTCGTTGATACAGCTACAACCGCCGTTGTAAGAGCCGTAACTACAACCTCAGTAGAAGGTTGTGGTATTGGCTGCTTAATAAACGGTATTTTAAGTGTAGGTGGTTCGGGTGTTTCTTCTACAGTCTTGACAGGCTCATCCTCTTGATCTCGTAGATCGCTAGGAGGAACTACCATAGGTGTATAATATGGCACGTCAGCTGTAGGTATAGGTATTTCGACAGTCTCTATATTTTTAATATCAGGCAATACTATTGTAGGTATTTCCATTATTCCATGCACCCAAGACAACCAGTGCTTCTCCACGTATTAGTTGTCTTAGCTCCTCTGTATTTTAAACCTTCAAAAACCTTTGGCTCTATTATAAAAAACGCACCAGCAGTTTTACCATCCATTAACATTTTATGTACTCGATGAGTTCCGTCAAATATGCAGAACTCTTCTTTAACTGTCGTATTTAATGGATCTAATTTAGATTTATATAGTATTCCCGGATATCTATAATCAGCTTCTACTACTCTTAATTTTTTAACATGAGGTTTTGTTCTTATAAAAATTCTATTTATAGGAACTATATACAACATATTTAAGTTTATTCTTTCATAAATATCAACAGTTCTATATAGTTCTGTAGTTTCTACAAATGGATTTTTAAAGTAATCTGGTGGTCTCATATAATTAATCCATTAAAGATGCAATCTGACTTTGCTTACCTGTCCAAGTTTTAGGTATAGTATCTTTCACTAATTTAATTGCTTCATCTACTTTTTTCTGTTGAGCATCATCACCATTTCTTGCCCAGTATGCAACGTCAAGTTGTTTAGCTACTGAGGGATAGTGTGCTTCTCTAGCTTCTTTATAAGTAGCATCTTTATCTAGTTCTACTGTTGTTTCTAATACTTCTCCAACTGTGACTGGTACGTCATCTGCTGAATCAAACTCACTAACTCTTTCATTATAAAGAGCTGCATGGTATTTAATATTATCTTTAGTAAATCCTTTAACAATAGGAATTACCGCAATACTTTTGTCTTCGTATTCTATTGTTACGTTAGACGGAGTTTTTGCTTTTACTGTAAATTTCATAGTTATTGTCCGGCTACTGAGCCTGAGTTATTTAATGTAATTGAACCACGGTTAGTAATATAATAACCAGCTGCACCTCCAGCAGATCCACTAGAACCGCTACTACCAGAAGATCCTCCAGATCCACTAGATCCGTTTGTTCTGTTACCATTAGCTCCTGAGCTTCCAGTTGCTCCAGTTGCTCCAGTCGATCCAGTTAAACCAGTACCACCAGAGTTACCAAATGTACCTCCGGCTCCTCCAGTTCCACCAGTTCCACCTTGACCACGAGCACCTCCAGTACCACCAGTACCGGCATTTGTGCCTCCACTAGAACCACCAGAACCTGATCCTCCACTTGCACCAGCTGATCCACTAGATCCAGAAGTATTAGTTTGGTTATATCCTTGACCTACACCTCCAGCTCCACCGGCTCCACCGGCTCCACCAGAGTTACCTCCAGCTCCTCCAGCTCCTCCGTTAGTGTTTGCTTCAGCTAAACATTGAAACACCCATGATGGTAAGTAGTATTGAACCATACATGCAGAAGCGTTTTGGAATCTACCATCACCACCGTTTTGTTGACATCTACTGGGAATTTGATAAGTTTGTGCATAAGAAGAGTCACCTTTAGGTGCGTAATCATTACATGGTTGAGTATATACGACATAATCATATTTACCTCCACCACCAGTTCCGCCAGCACCGCCGTTTCCGCCAGTACCTCCAGTTCCGCCTTGACCGCCTCCGCCGCCGCCAGCTTTAATAGATGCACCAGACGCATTATTTATGGTTACACCAGTTGTATGTGTAGCTGTAATAGCGTTACCTCCAGCTCCACTATTAGCTGCTCCACCGTGACCTTCTATAGAACCATTATTGTCAATAACTAAAGTACCAGCCATACCAGATGGTATAAGTATTGCGGCGTTACCTGATGTAGCACCGATTGTTACGCCACTATTAATAGTGACTCGTTTAGGTACTGTTGAACCCCAGTTACCACCGAATACTGTAGCTAAGTTAAGGTTTGTAGTAGTCGAGCTATATGTCTGTTGTATTTCATTAACAGCAGAATAAAAGTTAGTAAGAGAAATTTGTCCTGACTCGGGAACATTAGTATTATTTCCGGGAACATTATCACCATTTCGGTAATATTCGGTCATACCGTGAGGAGCAGTACCACCAAATTCTGCAACTATATCTGATATTTTAATTTGACCACTATCTTGAATAGCCATTACTTACCTCCTTTATGTTCATCCAATTCTGCTTTTAGTTCTTTTATAGCTTCAATTAGTATGGATGTTAAAGCGTGGTAGTTAACTGCTAGATGACTACCACCACCTGCAACAGGTGTTACTTCTTTTACTGCTTCTGGTAATACACCTATAACTTCCTGAGCTATAACACCGGCACTTTTTTCGCCAGTTTTTTTCCAGTCAAAGGATACTCCATTTAGTGCTTGTACTTTTTTAAGAGCGTCTGATACTGGTTCGATATTTTCTTTTAATCTTCTGTCAGATGAGATAGTTGTTGACTGAGCTATAACATCTCCATCTGCATGGAAGTCACCATCAGCTTCAAATCTAAACTCGTTGTTACCGTTTATATAGATATCCATTTGAGCATTATTAGCAAAACCTATATAGTCAGTACTATCTCTACCAAAAACACCTGTTGTATATATATTCTGTCCGTTAAGTGCAGATGCTATTTCAGCACCTGTCTGGTCAGCAGTAGCACCATCTTCTACGTTAATCATTGTACGTATTGCGCTTGGTGCTATCTCTTCTATAATACCAGCACCAGATGAATCTCTACCTAATAGTCTATCAGTAGCTGAAACATTTTGGATTTTGGCATAGGTAACTTGATCGTCAGCTATATGTGCTGTATCAATACTTCCATCAACGTAATGCTCACTATCTATACTGTCGTCAGCTATCTTTGCATTAGTTACTGCATCAGCTCCTATTTTAGCTGTAGTTACTGCTGCATCGGTTATTTCACTTGTAGCTATCGCTCCACTAGAGGCAGCTGTAATTCTACCCTGTGCATCTACTGTAATATCTGCTGCTGTATAACTGCCAGCAGTCACAGCTGTATTAGCAAGTTTGTCTGCTGTAACAGCGTCATCAGCTATCTTAGCAGTTGCAATACCTCCTGTAGCTAGGTTGGTTAGATCTTCACGTAATAAAGGTCTACCACCAGCTTGTGAGCCATCATGTACAACAGCTGTATCTTTTGTTGTATCTATAGTAACTTCGCCTTCGGCTCCGGTAAAGCTACTATGTTGCGTAGTTGTACCACGTCTTAGTTTTAATAATTTTGCCATTTATAAAGTTCCGAAGTCGAGTTGTAAGTTAGTACCATCTATAGTACCAATGTTTGACATGTTGTTGTTTTGACCATCCAACGCTCCGCCTAGTTGGGGAGAAGTATCTTCAACAACATTTGCTATTAAAGTAGATACATCTTTTCCATCAACTGTACCTGATACAATAATGTTTGCGTTTATCGTTTGGTTGCCAGTAAATGTGTTAGCACCTAGGCCAGCTAAGTTTCCAGTAGCTGTTACACCACCTTGCCAAGATGAACCGTTATAAACTCTGAGTTCGTTAGATGTTGTATCAAAGTAAAGATCACCTGCATCATTATTACTGGATGGGGCACTACTTGCCACACGGTATCTATCAGCAAAATCATTGATTCCACTAACATTAGATGCAACTGTATTTACGTTAGATATAGACCCAGCAACAGTATTTATATTTGTTGCGTTAGATACTGCACTGTTAATGTTGGTTGCGTTACTATGTACACTGTTGACATTAGATATATTGTTTCCAACATTATTTACATTAGTAATGTTAGTTGCAACTGTATCTATTTCAGATGTGCCTTCAGTTAAATCAGAAGCAACTGTATTAATATTAGTTATATTGTCAGATACTGTCTTGATTGGGTCATCCTTTACAGTTATACTGTTACCCATACCACTGTGGTTTGTGCAGTAGTATATAAAACTTGTTGGCTGTGACTCAGGTACTACAAGCTGAACTTTTGCACCAGCTTGTCCTTGAGTGCCAGTAACAGTAACACCAGTACTATAAGTACTACCTCCGCTTGAGAAGCGTAGTGGATGGTTTGCGTTCGACGCATCACTTACATCAAATGTATATGTCCAGCCTTTGTATAATGTTAGTGCAGGCTTATCTACACCATCAATAATAAATTTACCAGTAGCAGCTGTAACAGTAAATGTTACTTCGTCTTCCAGTGCATCTG